ATACTTCAAACACTTCAATCTTTATTCATTTTACACAGATTTGGACTTTGTTATATGGCTTTGTACAAAATTATATTATCTTTGTTATATAACAAATCGAAAACCCTTGTAAAATACAGGGTTCAGGTAAAAAAAATAACAAAATAAAATAAAATGGAGGAGCTAAAAAATTTACTAAAAGAAAAAAGATTTATATACACTTACAATTTAAAAATAGCTACTGAATTAAATCAAAAAACAAATATTATATTTTATCAAAAATGTATTTCTAAAATTGAGAATTGCATTGACATCATAAACCAATAATGGCCAAACTAACTAGAAAAGAATTTGCTGCTCTTTGCCACACAAATGCTCAAGTAATAAATACCAACGTTGCTAGAAATAATTTGGTAGTTGAATTTAGAAAAATAAATACAGAGAACGCACAAAATAAAGCCTTCTTTGATCGATATCAAAAAAAGTTTGATGATAAAAATAAATCAATAAATAACGTTTATGCGGAAGTAGTAAAGCCGTTACCTAAGACAAAGAGAAAGCCATTGGCAGAACCATTGCCAACGATTAAGAAAAAACCAAGGCCGTCGGGTTCCACGACACCCATGAAAAACAAAGCCAACGACGCTCCAAGTGCTGCTGATATAAATAGCCAGGCGATCGTTGATTGGAATACTAGAAAAAAGAAAGCGGATGCGGAGCTAGTAGAATATAGGGCGGAGCATGAGCGTTTAAAAATTGAAAAAATGGCTGGTAAATTAATTCCAGTTGATTTAGTTTTTCAAATATTAAACATACACAACAAAAGCATTTTTTCGACCTTCCAAAGTGATGCAGAAAATTTAGCTAGTGTATATTGTGAAATTTTAGCAGAAGGTGATAGGACTAAACTCGCTGAAATTATGGATAAACTTTCAATAATCATTAATTTAAATGTGGAAAAATCAAAGGATTTATCCGAAATGGAATTAAATAACGCAATTTCTGAATATTCAGAGACGCTAAACAGAGGGCAAAGAAAATGATAGCAGAACAATGGAGGGACAAAGTAAATAGTTTTCAAGAAAAACTATACAGTTATAAATCTGTAAAAGAGATTCCGAGCCAATGGATTGAGGATAATATTTTTTTACCAAAAGAGGTTTCCAGATTTAACGGCCGTATGAGTTACGATCTATCGCCATATTGTCGGGAAATTGTAGATACTTTACACCCGAGCGATCCAACTAAAATGGTGGCGGTTATGAAATCCGCTCAATCTGGAATTACTCAAGGTTTGGTGGTTCCTGGTATGGCTTACATAATTTCTGAAAATCCAGATAATTTTTTATTTACTGCTGGAGATAAGGATTTGGCAAAGAAAACAATTCGGGAGCGGTTTGATAATATTATGCAGGCTAGTAATTTAAAGCATCTAATTAGGCCCAACACTATAAGAGCGAAGGGTCAACGATCTGGAGACACGGATTTATCAAAGGAATTTGCTGGCGGATCCGCAATTATTGAGGGAACCAATAACGCTAGTAAGTTTAGATTTTTCAGTGTTAAGACTGTTCTCATGGATGACTTTGATGCTGCTCCAAAAAGTGATAAAAAAGAGGGAAGCATTAGAAAGCTAGTTGAAGCGCGTCAAACCTCCTATGGTAATTTAGCGAAAATGTATGTTATTTCCACGCCTACAGAAACCCAATCGTCAAACGTTTATGAATCTTACATGCAAGGGGACCAGAGAAAATGGCATTGGCTTTGCGAAAAATGCGATGGTTGGATGCCTACGGATTTTCAAATTAATTTACCTAACAACAAACGCGCTGGAATAGTCTGGGAAACTGACGAAAACAATAAACTAATAAAAAATAGCGTAAGATATAAATGTCCACACTGTGGCCATAAGGTTAGCCAAAAATCAAAAGACAAATTAAACAGAAGCGGCAAATGGATTGCAACGGCTCAAGCAATAGAGGAAAATTATAAAAGCTATTATATTAATTCGCTTATAATACCTCCTGGCTTTTTTAGCTGGCAAGATCTTGTAAAAGAATTTTTGGAAGCATGCCCGCCAAAAAAACCCGTAAACGTTGACATGTTAAAAGCGTTTTACAATGTTCGGCTAGGTTTACCATTTGAGGAACGTGGCGAGGCTCCAAAGATCATGCAATTAATGAAAAATACGGGAACCTATGATATTGGAATAATACCAGATGAGCTATCAAAGGAGGACGGAAACGGCGAAATTGTTTTTATATCTCTTGCTGCTGACCTTGGAGGAATTATGAATACCGATGAAGATATTGAAGATGTAAGAATCGATTGGGCAATTTCCGCATATGCTGCAAATGGTGTAAAATATTCAATCGATCAAGGAGCCATTGGAACTTTTAAGCGTAAACATACAAAATCAAAAAAGGAAATTGAAAAAGATCATGAGAGAAAAAAATACACTTACATGCATGGTCAGAAAAACAGCGTATGGCCTATTTTGGATAAAATAATAAAAAGCGATTTTATTGGGCAAAGCGGAACTGAATATATTATTAGCATTTCAATAATCGATACAGGCCATTTTACGAGGTATGCAGACCAATTTATTAATATGTTTGACGGAAATAACCCTGTATATGGAATAAAAGGAAGGTCGGATAAAAAGTTTAGATCTGAGTCAAAAGATACGCCAGCAGTTAAGAGGAGTCGAGAAAATCCTAAATTATATATAGCTGAGGTCGATCAGTTAAAAGATGAGCTAGCTAGTTATATGAAGCTCAGAAAAACGGATGATGGAACACAGCCTCCAGGGTTTATGAATTTTCCAACTCCCAGGGATGGTAAATATAGTTTTAAGGATTATTTTAAACATTTTGAAAGCGAGCAAAGAAAGGAGATAAAAGAGAACGGTCAAGTTGTAGGATACAAGTGGGATAAAAAAACTACAATGATTGAGAATCACTTCTGGGACGTTGAGATATACAATATCGCTGCTCCTTACATCTACATGGATTTAATAAAGAGAAGCAATCCTTCAAAATTTAGGCATTTAGATTGGGCCAGCTTTGTGGAATTTGTTGGAGAATAATAAGAATAAGCTTAAATCTTAAAGTTTTGTTAATAGTAGTTTGTGAAGTTTCTTCATAGTTTATCTTTGTAATAAAAATAAACTATGAAAGTTGAAGAAGCGCAACGGCCATTAATAAAGGGAGAAATATTTTTAGTGCCTTGTTTGGTAAAAAGAGAATTAGAAGATGAACAAAATATTTGGTTAGATATAAAAACTAAAAAAAATATTAAGATTTTTGTATTACCGATTATTAATCATCCTCATAACGATGTTGAGAATGGTCAAAAAGAAAGTCATTTTCATTTAGATTACAGATTTATAAATCATAAAAACGACGGTAATTTTCCAACGGTCATAAATTCTCATTCTTTGCACACATTTGCAACTGAATTGAGACCTGAGAAAGATTTTGGAGATTTAGAATATCATTTATTACCAGTTTTAAATGAAGATTTTACAGGCATTACGGATGTTTCTTTAATCGAAAAGTCAAAACTAAAAAATAAATGTATTCATAAAGGAAAATGTCCTCATAGGGGATATGATTTGAGCCAAGTAAAAGCTGACAAAGATGGGGTAAAAACCTGTCCTTTGCACGGCTTAAAGTTTAACAAAAAAGGAGAGGTAATAAATAAAAAACCATAGTTAACAAATTTTGTACTATATTAGCAATCTAAATATTAATTATTAATTAAACCCGTAAGAATGAAAAATCTTAAATTTATGCTTTTGCTGGTCATTTGCTTTATGCTATCGCCCGCCGTTTTCGCCTTAAATGACGAAACAAAAGAATTGAAAATTGAAGTTGTAGACTTTGAAAAACAAGCGTCTCAGGATGCTACTTTTGAAAACTTTGCCGATTTTAATTTTGATGTAAAAATTTTAGAATCCTTTGGACTCGACCAATTGCACCCGACGCAAAAAACGCAATTAATAAAGTTTGAAATAAATTCTGAAAATGAAATCTTGCTAAATAAACGATTAAATAACAGCAAGAAAATTTTATATATAAAAAACTTACAAGCAATCAATTCAAAGTTATATCTTATACATATTAATCCGGGTTTGCGAAAGTAAGAAATCTATAAAATTAAAAAAAAAGCTATTGTTAACCTCAATAGCTTTTTTTTATTATATTTGCTTTTATGGGAATAGTAGTTTACACCTTATCTGAATACATAACATCAAGAGAAAGCAACAGGGCAAAGATTGACGCCTTACAGCTTTTGATTGACTCCATGTATGCTAAAATGATTGATGCAATCGATGATTCTGGAACAGCTTCTTATACTTTAGATGATGGGCAGATGAAAATTAGCACAGAATTTAGATCTTTAGATCAAATAATCAAAGGAATACAGGCTTTAGAAACTCAGCTACAAATGTATATTAACCGCTATAACGGCCGCACAACGATATTGAGAGGTCGGTTAAACTATTAATTTATGGCTTGGAATGACTTTTTTAAAAATAAAT